ATATTGCTATGTTCTGTCTTGTATTATCCACTTGCTTTTTCTGAAGTTCAATCATCTCATCAAACTGAGAAGTATGCCTCTTGTCTTCGTCCGATGGTTCTGCTTTGGTGCGCAGTTCTGGCCTTGACCTTCCTACCATTGCGCGACGCCCAAGCTCACGAACACCAACTAACTCAGGGTGGAAGATTCTGTTCATTTCCTCAGCATCTGTCTTCATTTCTTCTTTCTCTTGTTCAATTATCTTTCGAAGTTCTGCTGCTCTCGCCGCCTCAATAAGGCTACGCGCCTCAGCATTACCTTCTGCAATTTTGAGCATCTCGTCATACCGACGCTCAAACTCGATTCTGTTTGCAACCCATTCCTGTCCGGTATCTCGCAGGAATGTTTGCTCAGCGGCTAACAGAGCATCTTGGAGAGCTTCTTTTTGGCTGAGTTCTTCTTGGAGTGCCTTCACTCGATCACTACGCTCCTTCTCCATCTGCTTCTTCCGTTCTGCCTCTTCCTTCTTTCGGAACTCATCTAATATCTTTTCTGTTTCTTTTATGTTCTTTTCATGGAGTCCTATAATCGCTTCGAATCTTTCTTCCTCAACGAGTTTCTCGAGATCAGCGAAACCTTTTACTTTCTCGAGAATCTTTTTGAACCGTTCATCTATAGCATTAAGCTCGACTTGATTCTCCATCCCGAGCCTCTTCATCCGAGTATCTCTTAGCTCTTTATCCCAGACGTCGAGCGCTTTCTTCTTACGCTTACGTTCCTCTGCCTCAGCCTTTTCAGCTTGAATCATTCTGCGATTCTGGAAATCTTGCTGAATTCTCTCTCGGTGCTGTTCAAAGTTCGTTTCCAGATCAAGTAATTGACCAAGAGCTTGTTCATAAGATAACTGCCCTGCTCTTAGAGCCGAGAGAGGCGCATCCCATGCGTCGAGCATAGCTTCGCCGACTTCCTTCGAGATAATCTGTTCTCTAATGAGATCTCTGACCCGTTCAGCAAATCTTTCAAATTGTTCTATTAGAATCTTGGTGTCTTTTATCCGCCTCTTTTGTGCTTCTTCCGTACCCGCAAATAACTCTGTCCACCATTTCGCGGCATGAAGAATGTTCTCCGCGAATACGCCAGCTGCTTCACCTATCTTACGAAGTTCTGGTTCCATGTCTTTGATTACCTGAGTAATATCAAGTAATCCGCTACTTGTCTCGTCCAGCATTCCAACGCCCATAGCTTCCATGGCATCGGACGCCGCGTTCTTCAACTTCGCCCATGCCCCAGCAGTTGTAGTTCCGATCTGTTTAGCAAGTCCGCCGAACTTCTTCTGGAGGAGCTCTACTGCGAATGCCGCCTTCTGGCTCGTTGTCATCGTCTTTAGTGCTGCTGTGTTTGAAGTCTTCAGTTCAGGAATGTAGCGTCCGAGAATTTCCACGTTACCAACCATTGCCATGCCAAGCATTCGAACAGCACTTCTCGCATCAAACATGCCGCTCTCTGCCATATCCTGGGCGAGGGAGAGGTTCTTCATGCTACCTTCGTAATCATCAGTGAGCATGATGAGTCCAGCAAGCATTCGTCTCGTGTCTGTATCTCCGAACCGAGTTAGTGATTGCTGGGAGTCGGCGAGTTTGTTTACTTCTTTCATGGCTCGTTCAGCATTGAGACCGAGTCGGCCAATCTGATGGGCAAGCTGAGCGGTCTGTAATTCTTCTGCTGCTGCTGCTTGAGTAGCTTTCACCATTACAGCAGTAATAGCAGTAACTCCAGCGACTGCTCCGGCGAAAGCCACTTTACCAAACTTGCCAACCATCCCAGACATCTTCTTTGTCCAAGAGGCGGTCGCTTGATCGCTCTCACGAAGCTTCGCTTTGAGCTTCGCGTTCTTTGCCGTTAGCTCGTAATAAGCTTCTCCGACTTTTGTTGCCATCACATCCTCATTACATTACAGGAGGCATCTCACGTCCAGCTTTCTTATAAGCTTCCTTTATTTTTTTCATGAATTCTTTTGCGCCTGGAACTTCTTCATATTCCAATTCTCTATTAGTAAAGTCCCGTACAAACCGAAGATAAAATCTAACTTGGGCTTTTGTCAATTCCAGAATCTGTTCTACTGTCCAACCGTACTCTCTGGAGAGCAGAGCAAAGATAGTCTCCCAAGTTAACTCTCTTCCGTAGGGCGGTCTTTTTCTTCCTCCTTCTTTTTCTTCTCGTCCTCTTCCGTCAGACCGAGAAGCTGTAGCTGAGCTCCATTGAACTCTTTGAAGCCCATGAGTTCCTTGACTTCTTCCAGTTTGATATCTGGATGATTATGTCTGAGCATTGTATGGAGACGGTGAGCAGTTCCCTCTCCATCATCCATATATGGAGAACTCTCACGCATTACTTCTGCGTAAGTCATTGTGGCGAGGCGTGCTCGAATTGCCTTTCCAACTTCGCCATCGCCTACAAGTTCCATCCGCTTCTTCATGTTGGAATAGAACTGTTCCTGGGCCCAAGCTTCTACCTCCGCCCAGTCGCCGAGGGTCATAGGGGAGACAAGATATTCCTTATCCCCCACCATGACCTTCACTGGCTTCGCTGCTACGATTGGTAAACTCATCCTTCTCTCCTTCTTGACTTTGCCGATTACGGTGCGGTATACAGATTACTCGTGTCCACCGCTCCGCTAATCGTGAACGTTCCGGAGAATGTTACAACTCCTGGCTGAGGCGTTGTAATCGACAGCCCAGTTATAATCGCGGTGAAGGTGATATACTCCGTCGCGTTGATATAACCGTTGATATCAACCGTCTGACCCACATTGAGATCTGGAGGAACCTCCGTGGGAACTAACGCAGTTTCCCAGTTTCCTTCGAAGGAACCTGCTCCTCCTTTGTTTCCTGCGACATAGTCGCGGACTCCTGCCGCTTGGAAGTCGGTCGTTTCTAAGGCGTCCGCATCCAAGTCAACAGTCCATGAAGTCAGTCCGAGAACATCCGTAACTCCCGGATCTGCTCCTACCATCAGCTTCCCGTTCTTGCCCGCTAAATGCATTTACGCTCCTCCTTTCAGCTAAGGCTCAGAACTCTACAAGGCTACTGTTTTTTCCAGTTCCGAAATGACCTTCCAGGCTTCGCCAATGCTACCGACTGCACAGACGATTGACTTCAGCACGATAGACTTGTACATGTCCGTTCCGTGTACGCCGATATCATCTTCCGTATCGACGGGATCGCTCGCATCGACGTTCACAACCTTATCTTCCGTTGTGTCATCCCACTTTGTGCAAGTGAACGTTATAGCGATCGCATCCGCTCCTCCAGCGGCAGTAGTCTTCTTGACTATCAGATTCGCAGCATAATAGTTGCTCGAATCGATATCAGTTCCCGGAGTCCACGCCGCCGAGTTGTTGCCATCCACGATTAAACTGCCCATGGGATCAACCACCGGAGAGAACGTGTTTTCCGGTAACAGAGTTTCTATCTCCATGAGTTCAATAGCCGTCTTGAACTCCGGAGCGACCCGCTCATCCTGCGCGATAAGATAATCGCTTATCCCATCTACATGAGACTTCAAAGCACTTATCGAGCCTTTGAATCTGTTGTAAGCATTCGGGTTTGTAGTCACTCGTGCGAGTTGTGTAGTAAACGGACCGAGGAGAGCTATCATAACATCTTCCTCACCGATACCCAAGCCAGCTATTCGCTCGTAGTTATTCTTTGCCCCAAGCGACGCCGTCCCAGCCTCCACACCAGTACCCATTTCCTTCGCAAGTTCCTGAGACTGTGCAGCTATTGAATCAGCCAAGTCCAGGAAATCAGACGCGGCAATTGTCATTCGACTACCTCCTTCTTACTACTGTTTCTGATTGAGTAAATGATATTCAACATTGTATTGCCAAGCTTCCTCTGGCGTCTTCGTCGGAACCCTTTCTGCTCGCTCGAACAGAACCGGACTATAACCAGTGATAGTCAAGACGACGTCGTCAAAGACAGCTATTAATTTCTCAAAGATGTCTTGCGCCTCCTCTGAGGAATTCTTGCTGGAGAAGATGGAGAATTGAATCCTGTCATCTTCCATCCGCGTGTTCATTGTGAACTCTGGAATACCAGTCACGAGCAGATAGACGACATAAGGCATGGATGCTTTCTGTGGAGCCGACTCAAAATATAACTTATATGGATTTAGAGTTGCCTCAGCATCCCATTTATCCTTGATCGCCTTAAAGATTGCTTTCATCGGAAGCCTTTCATTTCCTTCTCGAACGTTTTTATTTTCTTCGCAACTGCTGGACGAAGCCAAGGTCGCGCAATAATGTTCTCGGTCCCGAACTCCAGATACTTGCCGTAGTCTAAGTCAGTCCCAACTCGAACTGTCCGTGAATCTACTCGCTCATAGCTAATGCGTCCTTGCAATCCTGCACCACCATGCTGAGCAGCCGGAGGCTCGCCTGTTCCCGGAATAACTCCTCCAGTCTCAGCAGAACTTCTTCTCTTCGCTCGCGGATACATCTTACCTCGCTTCGGTCGCGCCATTGACTGTCTTGCCTCACGAACGATTGCGGCGGCTGTTTTCAATAGTGCCCGAATAGCTTTCTTATTTGCCTCTCTTGTAAGCTTTCCGCTATGCGAAACAAACTTGCCGAATCCGAATGTAAATGCTATTCCCAAGCAACTTCCTCCATATCAATCATAAAGTAGATCCCTTGGAAATTCCAGTCGTCTACGTGTATAATGTCGAACGTCTTCCCTTCCGACACGACCCGCATCTTTTCAGTAATCGTCAAGCTCGGTGGAAGAATATACATCCGATGGGTAGCCTTCACATTCCGCTTCAAGTATTCCTCTTCCTCCTTTGCCGTCAACTTACGGATCCGACAGGCGACATTTGTAAGTAGATCTGACCATGTCCGATCAGTATCGTCACTGTAGTCATCGTCTACTTCCGTGAAGCTCCGGATTGTTGCTGTTCTATTTAAGAAATCTGCAATCGACATAGCTTATCCTATCGCAATTCTCTTCCAGCGAAGAAGCTCAGTTGCATGACGGTCCACGACGGCGGCTACAATCACGGAGACGTCCGCCGCCGTCCATGAGTAGTCACCGAGCTTCTCACTCTTCAACGTCAGGTCTCTTTCCGACTGCCGAACAGATTCTGCTGTGAGTTTTGTTGCGAGTATCTTCAGATCATCTGGAAGAACATCGTAGCCTCCTACGTACTCTGCGAAGATATATTTCTCCGACGGGAATGAACCAGCGCTTACTTTCACACGTCCCTTGGATTCTTCCAGCGTCAACCCTGTCATTAAATCCCAAGGAACATAGAGGTCGTGTGCATCTGTCGTCACGCTATTGTTCAAGCAGGGCTCGCCAGCAAAGTCAAGCAGTTCTGTTGCAGGATAACCCTCACATCCGCCGACGATATCCACAGCCCAGCCTTTCGCTAACGCTAAGATATCCGTTCTGAGTTTTGTAAGAGTGTTTGGGGAGACGGCTGCAATATCTATACTTGAATTGCTTTCGTTCGCTCCGCCTACGACGTTCAGGTACATAGTATACGTACCGTCTTCGGCTCGCGCAATCTGAACTGTGGCGGCGACTGCATCTGCACTCGTATTCTGTATCTTCATAACGTACTTGTCCGACTGCATAATCCGCCTGACTTGAGTGACTGGATAGTTCGGCAGATACAGGACATTTCCTCCAGCACTCCAGACCTTCCCCTTGTAGGCCGCTTCGGCGAAGACGCGTCCACAGTATCCTTCTATTTGTTGGCTAATTGCAGGGATAAGCAGGTTAATCAGAGCGTCTTTCGTAGCGTCCTTTATCCCCATATATGCTTTGACGGTAGCTAAGTCGGTCAAGTCCGCCATGACTATATGCCTTTCCTCTTCATCTTCTTAGGCTCAAGGATTGCCTTGTTCTTTGGAGGTTCTAACAAACCTTTCGTCAGGTCAAACTCTTGTGCCTTCCCTGATTTGATAAGCTCATCTGCTTCTTCATCAGATAGCTTATGAAAGGAACCGTCCTTCTTCTTAATCAATTTCATACATCCTCCGTTCTGGAAGGAAGATCGGTGGACGTCCGGATGAACGAGACGTCCACCTTGCTTCCAGCCAAGAAGGCTTCTCAGCTCTTCTTCTTTTTCTTTTTCTTTGTGACCTTCTTGGAATTTTCCTTCGTAGAAGACTCCTTCTTTCCCGAAGCCTTCTTTGGTTTCGGAATTACTGCTTCGCCGCTCTTTACGAGCTTCTCCGCGATGCTCGCCGGAAGTTGGTGGAAAGATCCGTCTTTCTTCTGGACGAACACTTCCTTCTCGGCCATAATTGGTACCTCCCCTATTATCTTGGCTCCGTGTATGTCTCTCATCTTGACAGCAAGAACATAAGGAACATGTCTAATACTCCCATCACGTTCCTTGACTTCCGTCATTCTGTACCTACTGCCACAGGCCATGAAGCACTCCTATTCCCAAGTCGCGATTCGCAAGGTCGCCGCTTGGAGGTTTCCGTACTTCTTCCGCAGATTGTTCTGCAGATGTGATCCTTGAACGTCACAACTGTTTATTCCTCCGGCGGTCTCTGTTGCTAATACTTTCACGAAAGGCTTTCCGTCCGGTAGGTCTTCCGTATGAAGATCTACAATTGCGATGTTACCATTGCTCGGCTGGAATCCTGTCTCTTCTTTGATTGTTTCACTGTTCAATCCAGCAACATTCTCAGCCGCCTTTACCGTGATAGTAAAGGTTGGTACATTAGTTACATCCAGGAATCGAAGTACAAACTCCGCCGAATCCGCTTCTCCCATGCCTAACCAGTCTGATTCCATTCCGGCACCAGATAGGTTAGTCACCTGAAACGTATTGCCGAGTAGCACATTGTCACTCAACCTATTACCCAAAATTCCCTCCTCCCTATTCGGCGGAAGCCAGCGTTATATTCTTGCTGTCGCTCCGAGGACGTTCGCGGACTTCTTTCGGAGGTTGTGACCGATCTTAATGATCGTCAGCGAAGCATCCACGGCTGCTCCAGTGTTTGCCACATAACACGCTACGAAGTTGAAACCTCCTGCGAGGTCGAGGTCTGTTGCCTTGCACTCGAGAGCGTAGACCTCTCCGGCTGCACTTGGGTCGTTGACCGTCGGTGCCTTCCCCACGATATCCTTGACGCCAGTTCCGCCAGCGTCTGTGGCCTGCACGAGCTTGCACGTGTCAAGGGTTTCTGCCGCTTCCCACGTGCTCGCAAGAACGACAAGGAAGGTTGCGTTGTCGTACGTACCCATGTCGAGATACGCCGACGTCGCGTTAGCGCCGATGATGTTGGTCGTTATAAGACCGACTCCGGCGAACAGGTTGTCGGTAATCTTTTCCATTCTCAGTTCTCCTTATTGAGAAAGGTTGAACTAAGGACGCCCACCCGAAGATGAGCGTCCGGTTCTGTTACGCTCTTTCTGCGAGAGTGATGAACGGACTCATAGGATCGCCGTTCTGTGGAGTCATCGCGCTTCTCCACCAGCAAACACCGTCGTACCTCAGCACGAAGCGGAATGCCGTCAGGTCGTAGTCGAACCACAAATGAATGCTCACATCCACCTTCGGCGTCAGACCTGCTGACTTCCCTCCGATGAGGTACTGTTCCGGATCGATAAAGTTGAGGTCGTTCGCATCACCGATCGTCGGAACTTTCTCCGTCCACAGAAGCGGACGTCCCAGCAGAGTATCGTGAGGCTTCTGAGTGAGACCTCCTGCCGGGATGAAGACAGGCTGGGTACCTATCGTCATCGTTGCCAACTGAGGCAGAGTGTTATGGTTCGCCACCCAGACGGCGGTGAACTTGCTTGCCTCCGGCATCCTTGCGTACATCTTGAGGACGTTCTCAGCCACGATCGTGTCGGCTACCTGCGCAGCCTCCTTGTCGACTGTCACAAGAGCGGCACACTGGAGGAATCCGACGGGCTTCCCGGCACCATCACCGTTGATGAAGTCGTCGTCCATTGTGTAAGCCATCGCCGCGCCGAAGGTCTTCATCAAGATGGGCTCAATGGAAATCGCCGAGTCCTCAAGCAAGGAATCGGTGACCGCCGCGAGTCCGGTTATCTTGTGAAGGTTCAGCTGAACTTCGCCAAACGTCGGCTTGCTCTTCTCCTTCTGCTGAGTCTCACCCGTGCGGTGAATGGTAACTCCGCCGAAGAACTCACCACCAGTGTGGTCCTCATCGTACATCGCCGGAATGTTGATCCGGTTCGTGCTCATAGGCACGAAGGTCGCCCTCGGAACCATGATGGTTCTCTCAAGAGCGGTCTGGA